TTGGTCATATCCGGCCAAGGCCAAGTCATACCCGTCTGTTCAGCCTCTCCGGAGAGAAGCTTGGCGAGATCCGCCATCACCTGACTCGCGGCGTCCTTGAGGCTTACCTGCGTAGCCGTCTGGTTCCTGATCGCCAGAACCTTGCTGATCTTGGCAACGAACTCATCGACCTGCGGCTTGCCCGCTAGGGCCATTTGCGTCGTCTCTGAAGCCACTACGGCCAGTTCCCGGGCCTGATACGCATCCCGGAGGGCATCTAGGCTATAAGCGAACGCTAGGGGCGTAGGCGAGGCCCCTGAAATGTCGGCGAAGTTCTGCATCCCGCCCACCTTGCGGAGGTCAGGGTCAGACTTCTTGAGCTCCGCGCAGATAATGTGCGGCTCTAACCCAATGCCCTTGATGTGGGCCTCGTTGACCTGCTTCCAAATCACTTTGGCGAATGCGTTGTAGAACCAAGCCTCTGTGACTTTGTAGTCCAGAGCCTTCAAGAGGGCCGAAGGACCCTCGTTCATTACGACCGAGAGGACAATCCTCTCAGCTTCTTCATTGTGCGGGAGTTTCATTTATCTTTCTGCGGTTTAGGATGTGTTTGAACTCTTCGTTGGTCAGGTAGTGGCGCTGATAGCCCATCGTCGTAATGCGCTGGGCGATATTCTTCGGGTCGACTTCAGGGAAGGCGTCCTTCAATTGCTTGAGAGTCATCCCCGCCCTCATAGCGTTCTCAAACCGTATCCGTAAGGATAGCGTCGAGCCGGGCGATTTGTTCCACGCTGAGGTGTTGGAAGACTGCGGGGTCGCGGATGAAGGCTGTGAGGTCATTTATCTGTGTTTCTAGTTTGGCGGCGAACTCGGCTTTAACCTTGGCCGGGCGTCCGCATTGCAGGACATCAAGTTGTGCTTTGTCTGTTAATGGCGTTGAAGACATTAGGGAATTGTTTGCTGAAGATTTCACGGATTAGGCAGGCGAGTTCGCGGTGCTCCTTTTGGGTATGTTCTGCACAGCGTTGGTCGAAGTAATGAATCCACGACCTGACATTGCCTGTCACGTACATCCGGGTGCGAGTGCAGAGAGGCAGCACCATGCGGGCGGTCTCCTTACTTACCCCTTTTGAGATGAGATGGCGGTAGGTCTCAAAAGCCACATTAATCACCCCCTGCGCCTCGAATCCCAGATCGATGTTCTTGCAGATGTCGCCGGAAGCCTGTCGGTTCTTCTGGTCCTGCTGGCGAAGTTCAATGAATTCGTAGTCGCTGCTGGCCGCGTATCGCTGGCTGTTATGCGTCACGATTCCATTCCCAACATAGTTGTGGGAATGGTGATCGACTTCAATGTCATAGGTCATCTCCTCACCAATGTACTCGATGCTTTTAACTTTGCTCCAATGAACTGTTAAGCGATTGCCGGTACTCTTCTCGCGCCACGACTTCGCGTGGCCGAGTATCTTGTGGTGAGCGCGATGGCACGCAAAGCACAGTACTTCAATATTTGAAGGCTCCATAGCCAAAGCCTTGTTTTCAAACACGGGTACTATGTGATGCAATTCAAGCTTATGACTTGAACCGCATCGCGCACACTTGTACTGAGCGCGCTTTAGAAATTCGGAGCGTAAAGCCGAACACCAATCTGCAATCCTTTGCCGTTCTTCTCGCTGCACACCTCCGCGCCACAAATTAGATTCTGGCCCGCGTTTTGCAGATGCGCGCATCTTTTCAATCGCCTCTAATGAATGAGGCTTGCCCTTGTATCGCTTGCCCTTGTTCCAAGTCGGACTGTACGAAGCAACCTCTAGCTTAGAAAGCTGAAGTCCGTGCTTTGCCATCCATTTTCTGACGGTGTGATACGAAATCCCGGCTTCCTCTGCAATTCCGGGCAGGCCGCGTTTTGAGGAAATTGCTCGCTGACGCGCTTCAATCATCCAGCTCTTGTCCTGATGAATAGGGATACCGTTGCAAGCGAATGCTGCGGCATCTCTCGCCCAAGTGACACGACCATCGTTTCTCTCTAAGCCTACGGCATCCTCTAAGCTTTTGAACCCAGCCGTTGTGAGAAACTTGTGCTCCTTCGTAGAGTCAATGGACCTACCGTTCTCAAGCGTCACGCGGTAAAGTGGCTTAACTCCAGTCTCGAAGACCTCCTTTATCGCGGCGGTAGTGAATGTCCGCGTGGTCTCGTCGAAGACGCGAACGCACGTGGGCATTTTGCCTGCACTCGATTGCAACTTAAACAGGTGTTTGATGGTACGCTTGTAGGATGCACGCTTGCCTTTCCGTATCCCGTTAGGAAGTTCCAGCGTTATCTTGGTATTGCCGGAGACGCAAAATTCCTGAAACGTGAAGCTACGATGCCTGAGGAGCTGAGCAGCAATCGCCCGGCTGGTCTCCACCTCAACGGTCATCGAAGCAGTCTCAAAGACACTCCAATGCCCGTGCTTGATGCAGTAGGCAAGGAGACGCGGAGCCGTCTCTGTGTTGAGCTGGTTGCTGGGATTGCTGACCCGAGCGCAGTACGCGATGAGGTCGTCTGCGGTGAGGATACCCTGCTCGATTAGATCGGCACAGGGCTGGGTGATGGATACGAGTTTGGCGTTCATTGCTGCGCTTCCTTTAAAATTTGTTGCTCTAGCTCCGCAAAACGCTGGATGCTCTCGGTGGACAGCTTGTCGTGCCACACGGTGGCCCAGACCCGGGCAATGGCACATACCTCAACGGCTGCGGAGTGCTTGCGCTGTAGGGTCTCCACCTTCGCAAGCAAAGCAGCCTGCCGCTCCGAGCCTTTCCCATTGAGTCGGGCCTGCTCCTCCAATTCCGCTAAGAGAACGCAATTCTGGTTCTCTGCCTCACACCCACGGCCATCGCAGGTCTCGCACAGCCAATCGGTGCGGGCGTTGTCCAATTGCCGTTGGAGGTCGTCCACCTGAGCCTTCAGTTCCGCCTCGCGGCGGTAGTAGGCGGTGATGGCGATCATATCCTTGTGCTCGTTGAGCGGGCTCACGGCTTCACCTCCACAACTCTCGCCGCGGTCTGCGCGGCATCCGTATTCGGCAGGTGGATCTGCGTAAGTGCAGCGAGTTCGGACAGCCGCTCAACAAATCGATCCAAATCGCAGATGTGCATCGTTGAGATGTCGTCGTCCTGCGCTTCGTCAATTGGACGATTCATTGAGCGAGTGATCTCAAGGCATCCGTCCCACTTTTGATACACCTTCCAATAGCCGTTAGGGTCTTCGGCGCAGAAGTGAGTTTCGCTCTTTTCGGTGATCTTCCAGTTCAAGACGCACCTCCGATCTGGCGCATCCAGTAGACGGCTCGCAGAGCGTTTTCCCTCATCATCTGCCGGGAGCCTTGCCGGAAGATGTCCCGGCTCTCAAATTGAGCGTTCAGTCGATGGGCCTCGGCTCGGCCAAGGAAGTAGGCGGCGGTGGCCGCAGGGCTGTAGAGCGCGTTTCGCTTAGTCTTCATTGTGCTTTGGTTTTTCTGTTTGGGTTTGGTTTCCTACGACGGGCCTTTTGCCCGTCTGCATCCACTCAAGGCACAGGAGATACCCGTGCGCGTCAATCAAATTGTCGTCCTTCGGCTTATGTGCCTGTCTGCGAAGCTTTAAGGCACACATCATCAGCGGAACGTCCTCTGCCGTGATGGGGCTGGTAAGCCGGGTGTTTAGCAGGCCCGTCCACATCGCGGCGATGCCGCTGAAGTCCTGATCCGGCGTGCCGTACGACTCATTCCTATCCCCGGTGATTAGCCTGATGGCTTCCTCTGCGTGGTTCATTCTTTATCCTCCTTCTCAGCCTTCAGCCGTTCATTCATCATTGCGTCGGCAAGGGTGTAGCAGATACGCGCAACCTCTTGCACAGACACGGGACTGCCAAACCCTTTGGAGAGCGTCCCGTTAAGGGCCTGCGCCGCGAAGTAGTCGCGGAGGGCACGATCATTGGTGAAGCTCTTAATCATTGCAGGGGTCTTCCCGGAGATCGGCTTTCCAGTCCACTCAATGCCGCGCTCTTGAGCGACCTGCTTGATGGTGTTGATGGACCTTTGGCTAATCCCCCGGATTTGGAGGAGTAAGCGGTCATCCATCTGAGCCACCTTCTCTAGGGTTTCGTATCCAAGGGTGCAGAGGTTCTGAAGAGCCTCTTGCCTTACCCACTTGAAGTCTAAGGATTCGAGTGGAGTGCTCATTCAAAGTCCTCCCGGTCAGGGCCGTTCTCGCTTTGGATCACGATTCCGACTACGACTCCAATGAGGAATCCGAGTCCGGTGCATATTAGTGTCATCATTTGTTTTGTTGGGTTTGAGGTTAAGAATTTGAATGTATGTTTTTTCCGATCCGCCATAGGGCGAAGCGTAGCTGAATCCCGGCAGTAACATCTAAAGATCATCTCTGTCTACTGACCTAGCCGAGATGCAAGAGACTTCCATAGGGGTTCCTATGGTCTGCTGTTCCCGTTGGCTTATTCCTCCAAGGCAAGCTCAGAGTTTCGGGTTGGGCGGGTCTGACCTGAGCCTGAGTGCTTTAGAGCCCCCACGCCACCGCTATCGAAGTCTCAACAAGTTTCACGGTGGACTTTTGCCCAACTAACCTAGCCAAGCTAAGTGTGTCGCCGCTTGAGGCGTCCGGTGCTTTGTAGCTGATACGTGGCCGGAACCCTACGCGGGCTCCTAAAAGAAGAAACCCGGCGAGGTAGCACGCTCGACCGGGTCCCGGCACAAGGCCGTCAAGTGGATTAGTCGCGGGTGCTACACCGCATCTGACATCTCCGACGATGCACACTAGACGGTTGACATCAAGCTTTTGTTCTGTGATTTTCCCTTTAAGCGTGCAAACACCTGAAAACCAGCTAGATATGTTTGAAGAAAGTCCAAAGAGGGTGAAGGTTTTAAACGGAATCCCGGCAAAGAAAGTAGCGATCACCCTAGCGTCTGAGAT